GTTTAGTCAGGTCCGCATGTGGGATAACTACATATATGTGGAGCTATTGAAACGTAAGGTCGCTATTCCTCCAAAGAAAGAAGCAATCAAAGATGCAAAGTATGCGGGGGCATATGTCAAGGAACCGATACCTGGGTTTTATAATTGGGTGGTCAGTTTTGATCTCAATAGCCTGTATCCCCATCTTATTATGCAGTACAACATCTCACCAGAAACCCTCCAGGATGTCAGGCATCCCAGCGCATCTGTTGAAGGGTTCCTAAACAAAGAGATTGAATTGCATACAGAGTATTGTGTTGCTGCCAACGGCGCACAGTATCGCAAAGACATTCATGGTTTCCTGCCTCAAATGATGCAGAAGATGTATGATGGTCGTGTCATCTACAAGAAGAAGATGCTTGCTGCCAAGCAGCAGTATGAGAAGACACCTACTGTTGAACTCATGAAAGAGATTGCCCGCTGTAATAACATTCAGATGGCAAAGAAGATTTCTCTGAACTCTGCCTATGGTGCCATTGGTAACGAGCACTTCCGCTATTACAAACTGGCAAATGCTGAAGCGATCACCTTGTCTGGTCAGCTCTCTATCCGTTGGATTGAGAACAAAATGAACCAGTATCTAAATAAGGTGTTGAAGACTGGTGATGTTGATTATGTTATTGCTTCTGATACCGATAGCATTTATCTCAATATGGGTCCTTTGGTTGAAAAGATATACGAGGGACGAGAGAAAATTAGTGAGAAAGTTGTTGGGTTCCTTGACAAGATCTGTCAAATGGAACTTGAACCTTATATTGAAAGTTCTTACCAAGAACTGGCAAACTATGTAAATGCTTATGATCAGAAGATGCAGATGAAGCGAGAGAACATCGCTGACCGTGGCATCTGGACTGCGAAGAAGCGATACATTCTCAATGTATGGGACAGTGAAGGAGTTAGATACAAAGAACCCAAGATGAAAATTATGGGTCTTGAAACTGCTAGGTCTTCAACTCCAGCATATTTCCGAGACAAATTGTATGAAGCCTTCAAAATCATTATCGGCAAAACAAATGATGAACTCATCGGTTTTATCAATGATGTCCGCAACGAAACCAGAAAGAGACCCTACAACGAAGTTGCTTTCCCACGAGGCGTCAACAATCTGGCAAAGTATAGGCACCCCCACGAGATCTATCAGAAGGCAACCCCCATTCACGTAAGGGGAGCTCTACTTTACAATCACTACATCAGGAAATACAACATTGAGAACAAACATCCTCTCATTCAAGAGGGTGAGAAAATCAAGTTCATGTATCTCAAGACACCAAATCCAATTCACGAGAACTGTATTAGTTTCTTTGGTGATCTGCCACATGAATTTGGACTGGAGAAGTACGTGGATTATCAGACACAATTTGAAAAGTCGTTCCTCGAACCGCTCAAAAATGTGCTACAATGTATTGGTTGGACGCATGAGAAAAAAGTTTCTATCGGGAGTTTCTTTGAATGAACGTCTGGGTTGTGAGTTGGACCAATCATGTCGTGGGGCAGATTGGTCCAGATAACATCAAATGTTTTGACGAGTATGAGACCGCCAGAGCATTTGCTAAACTGATGAGTAACAATTACTCGTATGTAAACATGTATGAAGATGAGGTAAAACAATGGGATTCCTAGATACTATAGTCAAAGAGAGCGGTAATGAGTTTGCTGGTTTCGTTAGCGACGGCGTTGCTGCTGGCGACATCACATCTTACGTTGATACTGGCTCTTATATTTTTAACGCCCTCGTTAGTGGTTCGCTTTTTGGAGGTTTACCTTCAAACAAAGTCACCGCTCTTGCAGGAGAAAGCAGCACTGGAAAAACTTTTTTTGCTCTGTCTGTCGTTCGTAATTTCCTTGCTGCTAATCCTACTGGTGGAGTCATTTATTTTGAGAGTGAGTCAGCAATTTCTCGTGACATGATTGAAAGTCGTGGGATTGATAGTAGACGCATGATCATCATGCCCGTAGGAACGATTGAAGAATTCAGGACACAAGCTTGTCGTATTCTCGACAAGTATATGAAAGAACCAAAGGATGAGCGTGTGCCCATGTTGTTTGTTCTTGACAGTCTTGGTATGCTTTCCACCAGCAAAGAGATGGAAGACGTTGCCAACGACAAGCAAGTTCGTGACATGACTAAATCGCAACTGATCAAAGGTGCCTTCCGAGTGCTTACCCTGAAACTGGGTCAGGCAAATGTTCCTATGATCGTAACCAACCACACTTATGATGTGATTGGATCTTATGTGCCAACCAAAGAAATGGGTGGTGGAACTGGACTGAAGTATGCTGCTTCTACGATCATCTATCTTGGCAAAAAGAAAGAGAAGGATGGAACTGAAGTCGTCGGTAACATCATCAAATGCGAAGCTAAAAAATCTCGTTTAACAAAGGAAGGTAGTAAAGTTGAAACCAGACTCTATTTTGATGAACGTGGATTGGATCGCTATTACGGACTACTGGAACTGGGTGAGGAGCATGGAGTATTCACCCGCAAGGGCAATCGTATCGTTGTTGGTGAATCCTCTGTTTATCCTTCCGTTATTCTTGCTGATCCCGAGAAGTACTTTACCGAAGAAGTGATGGCACAACTTGAAGAAGCAGCACGTAAAGAATTCTCCTATGGCAACTGAACGTATCGAAGAAACTATCTTGCGTAATCTTCTCTTCAACGAGGAGTATTACCGCAAGGTAGTTCCATTTCTAAAAGCAGACTATTTCAACGAATATCATGAACGCATCATCTTTGAAGAGGTTGCTGACTTTGCCAGTAAGTACGACAAAGTACCTACTCAAGAAGTTTTATCAATCAACCTTCAAAACAGAAACGATCTCACAGACGACATCTTCCAGTCATCTATGTCAACCCTCCGTGGTCTCTCAGATGAATGGGTCGATCACAATTGGCTCCTCGATTCCACAGAAAAGTGGTGTCAAGACAGAGCAATCTATCTCGCCCTCATGCTATCCATCAAGGTCGCAGATGGAGGTGATAAAAAATTATCAAAGGATGCGATCCCAGGTATCTTACAAGAGGCCCTGGCAGTATCGTTTGACGAACACATAGGACACGATTACATTGAACAAGCAGAAGCACGATATGATTTCTACCACCGTAAAGAAGAAAAGATCCCATTTGATCTTGAGAAGTTTAACTTCATTACCAAAGGTGGTCTCCCTAATAAGACTCTCAACATCGCTCTTGCTGGTACGGGTGTCGGGAAAAGTCTATTCATGTGCCACATGGCTAGTGCCGCCCTCACACAGGGGCGCAACGTACTCTACATTACATGTGAAATGGCAGAGGAAAAGATTGCTGAACGAATTGACGCAAACCTATTGAATGTAAATGTCAAAGATATTGTCGAATTGCCTGAAGTTCTCTTTACTTCTAAAGTTCAAGAGATCGCTAGAAAGACTAGAGGCAAACTTATTATCAAAGAATATCCAACAGCGTCTGCTCACGTCGGACATTTCAAGGCATTACTCTCAGACCTTTCCTTGAAAAAAAGTTTCAAACCTGATATAATCTTTGTAGACTATCTAAACATCTGTGCGAGTGCGAGGTATAAAGGTGCGATTGTTAATTCTTACACGTATGTCAAAGCGATTGCTGAAGAGCTGCGCGGTCTTGCTGTGGAACATAATGTACCAATTGTCTCTGCTACTCAAACTACTCGTAGTGGTTACGGTAATAGTGACCCTGACCTTACCGATACTTCTGAGTCTTTTGGTCTTCCTGCCACTGCTGACTTTATGTTTGCCCTTATCTCTACTGAGGAACTTGAACAACAAGGTCGCCTCATGGTCAAACAACTTAAGAACCGATACAACGACCCAACTGCCTCTAGAAAATTCATGGTGGGAATTGACAGAGCGAAGATGAAGCTGTATGATGTAGCAGATGATGCTTCCGCTATCAGCATCGATAGTGAAGACCCTGGCGAAGAGTTCGCCCAATTTGCCCAAACCCAAAACCGTTTATCCAAATTTGCTGAGTGGAATGTATGAATATTGATTTTACCCGTTACCAACAATTTGTAGATGCTGTCACTTCAGATGCTTCTACTGACTTTGTTGCCCTGTCTGATCGTCTAGTTGAACTGGACCGCAAGGGCGCTAATATTGAACGACTGCTTACTGCTGGCGTCGGTATTAATGCTGAAGGTGGTGAGTTTCTTGAGATCATCAAGAAAATGATTTTCCAAGGCAAACCCTTCAATCAAGATAACCGAGAGCATATGATTATTGAACTTGGAGATCTGATGTGGTATGTCGCACAAGCTTGCCTGGCACTTGAAATTTCATTTGAAGAAGTGCTTGAACGGAATGTGAAGAAGCTGGAGAAACGATATCCTGGTGGTCAGTTTGATATCTACTATAGTGAAAACCGAGCAGACGACGATCTCTAATTATAAACCTCCCTCTAAATACTAGCAGGGAGGTTTTTTCTTATGGCAGCAGGCAAAGGATTAACTTGGTCAGAATTTTCTAAGAGATATGAAAATAACTGGCGAGTAGTATACGACAGAATTAAAAATGATAAGCCATTTACTATAGTTGATAAATCAAATTTATCAACTGATGGAGTTCATGTATATTTTAAGATGGTTGGTATTAGTATACCAGATGAAGTCAATGG